GTGGTAATACAGTTGCTGTTGATCCAAATATTATTGCACTTGGAAGACAACCTACCAATGCAAACTACTTAAGAGGTGGACATATTGATGAACTTTCATTCTTCAATACAGAACTCAATGCAACTGAAGTTGCCTGTCTGTATAACGGTGGTTCTCCATCAAATCTTGCTAACTTCACTCCAGGACCAGCACACTGGTACAGAATGGGTGACGGTGATTCCTCACCAACACTTACCGACAGTATAGGTAATGCAGATTTGACTATGAATAATATGGGTGATCCCAACTTTGTGACCATCGTTCCTTCTTAGCACCCCTAATAAATAGTAATAAAGACTCCCATGAGCAGAACGAGACATACTGCTGATTTAGTATCACTGAATGCCCTTAACGCCATTAGCGGTAAGGTGGGTATTGGCACGACCGCTAGGAGCAATCAATTATATGTAGAAGGAAATACTCAAATAGTTGGTGTTCTTACTGCTACTGGTTCTCTAAATGTAACTGGTATTGCTACGGTATCTTCAGCATTTTATATGCCGCAGTATACAACCAATGCTAGAGATAGTGGTTCTTTCAATGAGGGAGCAATTATATACAATTCAACAACAAAGAAATTAGAGTATTATAACGGAACTAATTGGGTCTCTCTTCCTGGAGTTACCATTGGTCTTGCTCTAGCACTTGATGGTTGATAAATAACTAAAAGATTTATCCTACTGAGATGTCAGGGAAGAAGTATTGCCGCCTTTGTAAAAAGAAAGAAACCAGAAACCAGTGTGGGTATGGTCCTAAACTGTTTGATAAGTACAGTGTGGATGATGCTACTGAAAAAGAAACTGCTGAAGCAGCTGCTGAATCTGGCATCACTGAAGGCAATAAGAGTGGAGACAGTTCACTACATGACTGGTTCAGCAAATCTAAGTCTTCTGACGGGAAGAAAGGTTGGGTTCAGTTAGGTGGTAAGTATGCAGGTAAACCTTGTGCTAAACAACCTGGTCAGACTACTAAACCCAAGTGTGGTTCTAGTAAGATGAAGCGTAATCTTGATAAAGATGAGGAGCAAGCAGCATTCCGCCGTAAGCAGAAAGAAGATCCAAATCCAGATAGAAAAGGGAAGGCAATCAACGTGAAAACAGAATCAAATCACATGAAAGATGCTCCTAGTATTAAGGATGCCAAACCAGCAAAGAAAACAAAAGTCAAGTACGATCCTCATATGAAGGTGATGGCACCTCAAATTGAGAAAGAGGATTGTTGGGATGGTTATGAAAAGAAAGGTATGAAAACTATGTTTGGAAAACGATATCCAAACTGTGTCAAGAAGAAGACAAAAAAAGAAGAAGTAGAAGTTCAGGAAGAGGGTAAGAAAGACGCTTGTTATCATAAGGTCAAGTCACGCTATTCTGTATGGCCTTCTGCTTATGCCTCTGGAGCATTAGTCAAGTGTCGTAAGAAAGGTGCTAAGAACTGGGGCAATAAGACTAAGAAAGAAGAACTGGAACTGACTGATGCATATGGTGATACCTTTGCAGTAATTCAGGATATTATCAAACCTGAACCTATCAAGACCGTTGAGTCTGCTGCTGAGTGGGATACCTATGAAATGGAAGAAGCAGTTAGAGTTCCTTCAAAGACTGGTAACATTATTCTTGCGACGATTGCTTTCAGAGGAAAGTATATGATGCTGAAGATGTTCTTCCCACAAACCAGCAAACCATCTAGAAAGGATGTACAAGCAGAAGTTGAAAAGATATATCCTGGTGGTAGAGTAAATTCATTCTATATCTCTGATATCAAACCGGGTGAACAATTCTTGCAAGTTCAGGAGGGTGCTGCTTGGACAAAAAAGTCCGGTAAAAATCCTGAAGGGGGATTGAATGAGAAGGGTCGTAAGTCCTATGAAAGAGAGAACCCTGGTTCTGATTTGAAAGCACCTTCAAAGAAACCTGGTAATAAAAGAAGAGCATCATTCTGTGCAAGAATGAAAGGTATGAAGAAGAAATTGACTTCTTCCAAAACTGCTAACGATCCAGATAGCAGAATCAATAAGTCCCTTAGAGCTTGGAATTGCTGATATGGCTTTTATAGTAAAACTTTTAGGAGAATCGGTACAAGTAAATGCTGGTTCTGGGACATCTGTTCCTTCATCATCAAATGGTGGAGTTGGTGCAGAGTATGTAATGGTACAACATTCTCACTCATCAGACCGTTTGATTGAGGTGAGGACTGGTGCAGGCGTTACATATGGAAGTGTTCACATCGCAGGGAAGGACCCACTTATCATTCATAAGGAAAGAACAGATTTAATTTATTCAAATGCATCAGATGTATATGCAACATCGGTAGTTTATCAAGGGTAATATTTTATGAGTAGTGATGTATATTTGGGTAATCCCCTTCTCAAAAAGGCGAATACCCAAATCCAATTTACCCAAGAGCAAGTTGAGGAATATCTGAGGTGTAAAGATGACCCAGTATATTTTGCTCATAACTATGTGAAGATTGTGACTCTTGACCATGGTCTTCAACCTTTCAAAACTTATGACTTTCAAGAGAAGTTAATCAATAATTTTCATAACCACAGATTTAACATCTGCAAGATGCCGCGACAGACTGGTAAGTCTACAACGTGTGTATCATATTTACTTCACTATGCTGTCTTTAATGCCAGTGTAAACATCGGTATCCTAGCAAACAAAGCATCAACAGCAAGAGAACTGTTAGCACGTTTAGCTACTGCGTATGAAAACTTACCTAAATGGATGCAACAAGGTGTTATAGTATGGAACAAAGGTAATATCGAACTGGAGAATGGATCAAAGATTCTGGCTGCTTCTACATCTGCAAGTGCTGTCCGAGGCATGTCATTCAATATCCTCTTCCTCGACGAATTTGCATTCGTTCCGAACCATATCGCAGATGCCTTCTTTGCCTCTGTTTATCCTACTATTACTTCCGGTAAAAGCACGAAAGTAATTATAGTTTCAACACCTCACGGCATGAACCACTTCTATCGAATGTGGCATTATGCTGAGAAGGGTAAAAATGAATATGTTCCTACAGATGTTCATTGGTCTGAAGTTCCAGGCAGAGACTCCAAGTGGAGAGAACAAACAATTGCTAACACATCAGAACAGCAATTCAAGATTGAGTTCGAGTGCGAATTTCTTGGTTCTGTTGATACTCTGATTGCACCATCAAAACTTAGAACCTTAGTATACGATTCACCACTTACGCAGAATGCTGGTCTTGACGTATATGTAGAACCAGAAGATAACCACGATTATGTCTGTACTGTTGACGTAGCAAGAGGTGTTGGAGAAGATTATTCTGCCTTTGTAGTTGTAGATATTACACAGTTTCCGCATAGGGTGGTTGCTAAGTATAGAAATAATTCAATCAAGCCAATGCTATTCCCAAATCTAATCTGGGAAGTATGTAAAAGTTATAATGAAGCATTTATACTATGTGAAGTAAATGACATTGGTGACCAGGTGGCATCTATTCTACAATATGACCTTGAATATCAGAACTTGCTAATGTGCTCTATGAGAGGTAGAGCAGGACAAATTGTAGGGCAAGGTTTCTCTGGTAAAAAGACGCAGTTGGGTGTTAAGATGTCCAAGACTGTGAAGAAGGTCGGTTCACTCAATCTAAAGACCATGATTGAGGAGAACAAGTTACTTTTCAATGATTATGATATCATCTCTGAATTGACCACTTTTATTTCAAAGCATAACTCATTTGAGGCGGAAGAAGGATGTAATGATGACCTTGCAATGTGTCTTGTAATCTATGCTTGGTTGGTAGCACAGGATTACTTCAAAGAACTGACTGACCAGGATGTTCGTAAGAGATTATATGAAGAGCAGAAGAATCAAATCGAACAGGATATGGCACCTTTTGGGTTTATGGATGATGGTTTAGGAGATAATAGTTTTGTAGATGATGATGGAGATAGATGGTTCAATGGATCTGAATATGGGGAGACAGCAGGCGGTATGGATTATATGTGGCGGTACTGATGGACTTCGATGGTCAACTAAAACTAGGTCACCTATTATTTGCTGATAGGAAGTGTAGAACCTGTGGGGAGATAAAAAATCTAGTAGAAGGGTTTTATAGAACTAGAAAAAATAGAGGACCAGTAGCATCATCATATTCATATGAGTGTAAGGAGTGTACAATAAATAGAGTCAAGGAAAATAAGAGAAAGACTGACTCGTTTGTAGACTGGAGTTACCCAGACTGGTAGTCACGTCATGTTTCCCCACTGAAAATATAGGTTTGAATAAATATTTTTAGTTAAACTGAGATTTACGGAGAAAAACATGGCGACTCCTCAATTATCTCCTGGTGTATTAATCAGAGAAGTTGATCTTACTGTCGGAAGAGCTGATAATGTTTTAGATAATATTGGAGCAATTGCGGGTCCCTTCGCAATCGGTCCTGTGGATGAGGTTGTTCAAGTAAACAGCGAGGTAGAATTCATCGATGCATTCGGTAAGCCTAAGAGCACCGATGCACAGTATGAATACTGGATGTCTGCTTCTTCTTACCTTTCATACGGTGGCGTATTGAAGGTTGTAAGAACAGGCGGCACTACTCTGAACAATGCTAACGCAGGCGTAGGTATTGCATCAACAAACGCACTTCAAGTTCTGAACTATGATGACTATCAGAACAATCATGAGAGTGCTACAGATTTCACATGGGCTGCTAAGAACCCTGGTTCTTGGGCTAACGGTCTGAAGGTTTGCGTTATCGATGATTTGGCAGACCAAACAATCGGTATCAACACAACTAACCTTTCTGATTCAGGTGCTCAAATTGGTTACGGCGTAACTGCTTCACTGAGTGGAGTTGTCATTCCTGGTTCTGGTACAACAGCATCTTTCACTGGATATCTCAAGGGTATCATTACTGGTGTTAGCACTTCTACCGCTGGACAATCTACGATTGACGTTAAAGTTGTTTCTCGCGTAGAAACAGTTGGTAGCGGTTCAACAGAAACTAAGATCAACTATCAAGAAGGCACAGCATTTGCTTCTTTCGATACTGCTGATAGTCTGGTATTCGTCAACAACGCAGGTATCAATACCGGCGGTTCTGCAACAGCAGCGATCACCCCAAGTAGCGCAGTTGACTGGTATGACCAGCAGACTTTAGGTCTGACTAATTCAACCGTCTACTGGAAGTCTCTTGCACCTAGACCCACCTCTAACCTCTACTCTACACAGAGAGCAGGTGAAGGTGATGCACTTCACGTTGTTGTTGTGGATGATGATGGTGATGTAACAGGTATTCAGGGCAACATTCTTGAGAAGCACATCAATCTTTCTAAGTCACTTGATGCAGTTTCAACTGTAAATTCCCCACAGAGAATTTACTATAAAGAGTATATTGCAGAATTCTCTAAGAATGTTTATGCTGGGTATAATCCTTCCCAAGCACAAGATTTGAACTGGGGCACTGTACCACGTTCGACTGGTTTCTCCTCTGGATATACTCCAATTACTACTGGAGATGGTCTTTGGGGTCAAAATGCACAAGGCATCACCTTTAGTGCAATAGGCAATATAACTTATTCTCTGACTGGTGGCGGAGATTACTCCAACTCTGGTGGTTTTGGGGCAACATTAGGTGCTCTAAAAACTTCTTACCAACTCTTTGAGAACAAGGATGAAGTTGAAGTTGATTATCTGATCATGGGTCCTGGTCTTGGTAACAAGTCTGAATCTCAAGCAAAAGCAAACTATCTGATTGCTCTCGCAGAGCAAAGACAGGATTGCATGGCATTGATCGGACCTCATAGAGCAGACTTGGTTAACGTAACCAACACTTCAACTCAAACAGACAACCTGATTGAGTACTACACACCTCTGACATCTTCTTCATACGCTGTATTCGACAGTGGTTATAAGTATACTTACGATAGATTCAATAATGAATTCCGTTACATTCCATGTAACGCAGACGTTGCTGGTATGCTGACTCGTACTGCGATTGTTTCCTATCCATGGTATTCTCCCGCAGGACAAAGAAGAGGTGTTTTGAGAAACGCTGTCAAACTGGCATATAATCCAACCAAGGCACAAAGAGATAAACTGTATCCTAACAGAATCAACTCTTTCATCACCAAGGCTGGTCAAGGTACATTCCTCTTCGGTGATAAGACTGCATTGTCTTATGCATCTGCTTTCGATAGAATCAACGTTAGAAGATTGTTCCTCACTGTTGAGCAAGCACTTGAAAAAGCAGCACAAGCTCAACTCTTTGAATTGAACGATGAACTGACAAGATCCAACTTTAGAAATATTGTTGAACCTTATCTCCGTGACGTTCAAGCAAAGGGCGGTGTTTATGGTTTCTTGGTTGTTTGTGATGAGACGAACAACACTCCTGATGTCATTGATAACAATGAGTTCAGAGCAGATATCTTCTTGAAACCAACCAAGTCTATCAACTACATCACCCTGACCTTCGTTGCTACACGCACTGGCGTTAGCTTTGAAGAAGTCGCAGGTAGAGTTTGATCTAAAAAATACTAACTATCTACCATAAGAGGAAAAACCAATGGCAACAAGAGCAAACAAAAATCTTTCACAGTTCAAGTCTAGACTGATTGGTGGCGGTGCCCGCCCCAATCTGTTTGAAGTAGAACTTACCGCCTTTCCTGGCGGTATTGGTTGGGATGCTGAAACCTTCCAGTTTATGTGTAAGGCAGCAGCAATTCCTGCTTCAAACATTGCGTCAGTTGATGTTCCTTTCAGAGGGCGTATCTTCAAGGTCGCTGGTGATAGAACCATCGATCCTTGGACCATCACTGTTATCAATGATGAAAACCAAGCAATCCGCCGTGCATTTGAGCAGTGGGTTGAACTGATGGCACGTCTTGACAACAACATCGGTGCTACACAACCAGCAGCGTACATGTCTAACGCTACTGTCTATCATCTGGGTAGAGGCAGCACGATGGCTTCCATCAACAACGAAGGTGAAGAAAACGTCATTATTGCACAGTATCAATTCATTGATATCTTCCCCACCAACGTTTCTCAGATCGATCTCTCTTATGAGAATGGCGATCAGATTGAGGAGTTTACAGTAGAATTCCAGGTCAACAACATCCTGGCAAGTTCTTCTGGTCCTACTACTCAGGCACTTGAGAACGGTGATGGCGGTAGTTTGAATGAAGCAGGCGGTCAATAATTAATAACTAAATAGGGTATACAGGAGTATACCCTAGAAAATAAATCATGGCGTCAAGATTATTTGGATTCTCAATTGAGGATGCCGAAAAACAAACACCAACTACAGTATCCCCTGTCCCCCCTAATAATGGGGACGGGGTTGATTATTATTCAAGTAGTTGTGGTTTTTTCGGTTCCTACCTTGATATTGAAGGCATTTACAGAACAGAATACGATCTAATTCGTAGATATAGAGAGATGTCACTTCACCCTGAAGTTGACACTGCGATTGAAGATATTGTAAACGAAGCAATAGTATCAGATACAAATGAAAGTCCAGTTGATATTGAACTTTCAAAACTTAATGCCAGTGATGGTATAAAGACAAAAATTCGTAAAGAATTCAAGTATATTCTCGATCTTTTAGATTTTAATAATAAGGCACACGAAATCTATAGAAATTGGTACATTGATGGTCGCCTTTATTATCATAAAATCATCGACTTAAAGAAACCCGAAGAGGGTATTCAAGAGTTGCGTTGGATTGACGCAATGAAGATGCGATATGTAAGAAAGCAAAAGAAAAAACCTGGTGAAGATGGTTCTTCAGTTAGAAGTTTTAGAGAAGAGCAAGATGCTTCTACTTACGATTTTCCTGATATTGATGAATTCTTTATTTACAATCCAAAAGGTTCATATCCATCTAGCAATCCTTTAACAAACCAACAGGGTGATAAAGGAATCAAAATGACCAAGGATTCTGTTGCCTATTGTACTTCTGGTCTTGTAGACAGAAACAAAGGCATCACACTTTCTTATCTTCACAAGGCAATCAAAGCACTCAATCAGCTTAGAATGATTGAAGATGCTCTGGTTATCTATAGACTTTCAAGAGCACCGGAACGTAGAATTTTCTATATTGATGTTGGTAATCTTCCTAAGGTAAAGGCAGAGCAATATCTGCGTGATGTCATGCAGAGATATAGAAATAAACTGGTATATGATGCACAAACTGGAGAAATCAGAGATGACAAAAAATACATGTCAATGCTTGAAGATTTT